GTTGTTGCGCGAAGAATCCTTTGGGCCAGCAACGCCCCCTGGACACCGACCGGCTACGGCGAGCAAACGCAGCAAGTCACGCGCCGCTTCGCCAAAGCCGGGCACGAAGTAGCCATCGCGTCCAACTACGGGCTCGAGGGCTCCATCATGGAATGGGAAGGCCTGCCGGTTTACCCGCGCGGCCTAGACGTCTACTCCAACGACGTCATCCCCGCCTACGCCATGGACTTCGGCCGCCCCACCGGGCAGCAAGCTCTGGTCATCACCCTGTTTGATTGCTGGGTTTTCAAGGGTGGCGGCTGGGACGTCCTTGAGCGCGTCGCCTCCTGGGTGCCGATCGACCACTTCCCCGCACCTAAGCCAGTCATTGAATGGCTGGCACGCCCCAACGTGACGCCGATTGCCATGTCCAAGTTTGGCCATGACGCGATTGAGCGCGCCGGGGTGCAGGCGCTCTACGTCCCGCACGGGATTGACACGCAGGTCTTCAAGCCGACCGAGCTCATTGAGGGCAGCGACGGCAAGGTCCCGGCCCGGCAATGGATGGGTATTCCCGAGGACGCCTTTGTCATCGGCATGGTGTCCGCGAATAAGGGCACCGTGGACCGCAAAAGTTTCGCCGAGTCTTTCCTTGCCGCTGGCATGGTCATGCAGGAAAACCCCGACGTGTGGCTTTACCTTCACACCGAGCCAACCGCCGCCATGTCGGGCATTGACCTTCGCGCGCTCCTGGCCGCAACGGGTGTCCCCGAGGACCGCGTCAAGTTCCCTGATAACTACTCCTATCGCATGGGCATCCCGAAGGAGGCCTTGGCGGCGATCTACACCGCTATGGATGTGCTACTTCAACCGTCACGCGGCGAGGGGTTCGGGATACCTTCTTTAGAGGCCCAGTCAACGGGTACGCCGGTCGTGGTCAGTAACGCGACCGCCCAACCTGAGCTCGTCGGCGACGGCTGGCTTTGCGAAGTCCAGCCCCAATGGGATGTCGCCCAGGGCTGCTGGTTCTTCACACCCTCCGTCCCCAGCATTGTGGACAACCTCAAGGCCGCGGTCGCTCAAGGTCGAGGCCGGTCCCAGAAGGCCATCGACTTCGCCCGCGACTACGACGCCGACCGAGTCTTTGACGAATATTGGCGTCCCGCGCTCGACATCCTGCTTGCGCCGTGAAGGTCGCCTGGGTCACGCACCACATTCCGAAGCTGGAGGCGCGGCACTCTGCATTACTGCCCGGTAAGTACGCGGGCGGCGCGGAGCGAAATACGGACTACATGGTCACGGCCGCACCGGCTGACGTTGAGGTCACCTACATTGAGCCCGAAGCCGCTGACAGCGCCGCTGACGCCCGATACGACCGGGTAGTAGTCGGAGGCACAGACAAACTCTCTGAGCCCGCTATGAATTTCCTAGCGGGTCTAAAGCCGATTGTGTGGGTGCAGCACGCCCAGCACCGCACCCCCGCTAAGGCGCGACTATTCCAGCAGGCCGAGCGGTTTATCACGATGAGCCGGGCGCACCGCGAATGGGAAGCGGAGTGGACCGGCCGCCGGGACCTGTTTATCCACTCGCCCGTCCCGGTCGATTGTGTGCGACCCGCAGACGCCAAAGAAGACTTCGCCCTCTTTGCTGGCCGCGCCCACCCCGCCAAGGGCAAACTCAACGCCCGCATTTGGGCGCAACGCAACGGCGTGCGCCTGGTCGAGCTGGAGAACGCCCCCCACGAAGACGTGCTGGACCACATGGCCCGCGCCCGCTACTTCGTCCACCTACCGAAAGAGCGCGACGCCTGCCCCCTCGTCGGCCGTCTCGAGCCCGGCGACCCCATCGACATTCTCGCCCAGCAGCCCACCCGCTTCTGGAACATCCTGCGCACCGGAAGGCCCCTGCCATGAAGATCGTTGTCACCGGCTCCGCCGGCACCCTAGGACGCCCCCTCGTCGCCGAGCTGCGCGAACGCGGCCACGACGTCTGGGGTGTGGAGTTGCAGCACACCGGCCTGCCCCAGACGGTGCGCGCCGACGTCGGTGATTATCGGCAGCTGCGGGCTGCCTTTGACCGGATCGGCGACTTTGACCTGGTCTTCCACCTGGCCGCCGAGTTCGGGCGCATCAACGGCGAGGAGCACTACGAGCAGGTATGGCGCACCAACGCCATCGGCACCCGCAACGTCCTTGAGCTCCAGCGCGAACGCGGCTTCCGCCACGTCTTCGCGTCCTCCTCCGAGGTCTATGGCGAGGCCGACGCCGAGGCCATTGACGAGCGTTACCTGCTGGAGCACCCCCAGCCGCCCCTCACCAATGACTACGCGATCTCCAAGCGGGTCAATGAGGACCAGGTCCGCAACTTCGCCAACCGCTACGGCACGAAGACCATGACCTTGCGGTTCTTTAACGCCTACGGGCCGGGCGAGCGTTACCACGACTATCGCTCCGTCGTGTGCCTGTTCGCTCACCGGCTCCTCACGGGTAAGCCCATCACGGTTTATGAGGGCTATCACCGAGTGTTCCTGTTCAGCCAGGACTTCATCCCGACCTTGGCGAACGCGGCCGACAACTTCGCCCCCGGCGAAACCGTGAACATTGGCGGCGACGAATACGTCAGCGTTGAGGACATGGCCAACATGCTGCTTGACATCACCGGCGCACACCCGTCCCTGGTGAACCGGCTCCCGCTGGACAAGCACAACGTCACCAGTAAGAAGCCGGACATCTCCAAGGCCAAGGCCTTGCTTCATCACGTTCCCCGCACACGGCTGGCCCAGGGCTTGCCGCTCACCGTCGACTGGATGCGGAAGCATTACGAAATCGGAGGCTAAACCGTGGCAATCTCCAACGGTTACGCATCGCTGTCGCAGATCAAGTCTGCGCTGCGCATCCCCTCGGCCGACGCCACCGACGACGCCTTGCTGGAAATGGCGGTGGAGTCCGCGTCCCGCCTGATTGACGCCTACTGCTCCCGCAACTTTATCTATGGCGGCACCGCAGCCACGACCCGCTACTTCCAGGCTGATGACCCCTACGTTGTCCAGATTGACGACGCGCGCTCTATCGCGCAGGTGCAGACCTCGAGCAGCGAAGATGGCATCTATGACGTCACCTGGGATCTCACGGCCCACACCGGGGATATCCAAGCCGAGCCGCTCAATGACTACGTCGGTGGCTTGACCTGGCCGTACACGCGCCTGCGTGCCATCGGCGACTATGTCTTCCCCGTGGACCGGGAAACCACTGTCAAGGTGACTGCGGTCTATGGCTGGCCTACGGTGCCGATCACGGTGGCCCAGGCCTGCATCCTCCAGTCCTCCCGCATCTTCACCCGCTTGCAGTCCCCGCTCGGTGTGGCCGGCTTCGGGGATATGGGCATCATGCGGGTGAGCCGCGGCCTGGACCCCGACGTTGCCCAGCTGATTGAGGGTTATCGCCGCTTCCGGGGTGTCGCGTGACCGCACTGACCGATCTGCGCAACGGCCTCGCCACACGCCTTGCCACCATCACGGGGCTGCGCTCGAGCGCCTACATTCCCGACAACCCGCAACCCCCGGTCGCCGTCGTCATGCCCGGCAGCATCACCTATGACACGGCGTTCGGGCGCGGCTCGGACGACTACACGTTCACGATCATGCTCATTGTTGGCCGCGTGGCCGACCGGGCATCCCAGACCAACCTCGACGCCTATTGCGCTTCCAGCGGTAGCGCGTCGGTGAAGGCGGCAATTGAAGGCGACCGCACCCTCGGGGGCAAAGCCTTGGATTGCCGAGTCACTCAAATGACGAACCAAGGGTCGCTGGCCATTGGGGATGTCACCTACCACACCGCCGAGTTCAACGTATCGGTCATCGCCGCCGGCTAAGGAGATAGCACAAATGGCAAAGTTCATCGGAAAGAATCTTCGCGTGAAGGTCGGCGGGACCGAGCTCACGACGAACATCGCAAGCGTTGAGGTCACCGAGACCGTCGACGAGATTGAGACCACTGCGTTCGGTCAGGCTGCCCGCAGCCGCATCGCGGGCCTCAAGGACGCCTCAGTCACCATTTCCTTCCACCAGGATTACGACGCCTCCAGCGTCAACGCCACCCTGGGCTCGGTGTTTGGTGGCACGGCCAGCGTGGTCATTCTCGCGGGCACGTCCAGCACACAGGGCACCGCAGCTGCGACCGCTCCGCTCTACACCGTCCCCGTCTTGTGCGCCTCCCAGACCCCTGTGAGTGGCCAGGTCGGCGACCTCACCACGTTTGATGTGACGTGGCCCGCGGTTGGCGAAATCACCAAGTCCACCACCGGCACTTTCTAGGCCAGGAGGCCCACCTTGCGCATCGAGTTCACTATCACTTACGCCGATGGTACGGCGGCCGAGGCCACGGCCTCGGTCGCCGACCAGGTCGCCTTTGAGCAGCAGCACGACCGCAGCATTGCCCGCCTCGCCGATGACTTCCGCCTGACGGATGCGTGCTGGCTGGCGTGGCACTCACTTCACCGCACCGGCAAGACCGGCCTGGACTTTGACGCCTGGCTGGCTGGCGTGGACAACGTGGAGTTTGGGCAGGACAAGATCGTCCCTTTGGAGGAGACGACAACGCCCACTGGCACATAGTCCACCTGGCGTATGAATACGGCCTCGCGCCGTCACAAGTCCTTGCCGAGTCTGACCGCATGATCTTCACCATGTCCAAGTACCTCTCCTGGCGAGCCCAGGAGGGTAGCCGAAAGGGGTAACCGTGGACATGAGCATCAAGGTCAAAGGTGCAGACGAGGCTGTGCGTGTTCTGCAAACCATGGACGCGATCTTTGCCAAGGAAATCAAGAAGGAGATTTCCTCGGCTGGCAAACTAGTCGCTGATCGCGCAAAAGCCATGGCACCAACGGGGCCGACTATGTCCGGGTGGCGTGAACAAAATGGCGGCAGTTGGCCAGCATGGCAAAGCCCTGGTGTCAAAGTCTCTCGACGTGGCGCCAGCGTCGTCGTTAGTAGTACCGGAGCGGCAGCGGCAATCTACGAATCTGCTGGCAAGAATGGTTTAGACGGAGTCAAGGTGCGTGGCAAGCCGGGCAGCGGTGAAGGGGCTCAGTTCATTCGCAACAATTCCCGCTACGGCCGGCTCGTAAAAGCTGGTGACCGGACTGGTCGCCTTATGGTTCCCGCCATTCAGCAGACCTACCCCGACGTCATCAAGCGTATCCGCGAGGCCTGTGACCGGGCCGTGGACGAAGCCAACAGGAGGCTCAACCCATGGCAGTAGGCGGAACCGGCAAAGGCATCCAGATCGTTGTTGGCACCGACTACAACGACCGCGACCTCAAGCGCGCGCAGGCTGACCTCAACCGGCTCAAGATGCAGGCGGCCAAAACACAAGGCCCCATGAAGCAATTGGGCGGCACGCTGCGCGGCGCACTCGGCCCGGCGTTCGCCCTCGCTGGTGCAGCCGCCGCAGGCTTCGCCATCAAACTCGGCGTCCAAGCAGTCCAAGCCGCCATCGAGGAAGAAAAGTCCGTTGCCCGCCTCAAGATCGCGCTGGACAATCTCGCCCTCGGCTTCGCCATGCCCGTCGTCGACGACTTCATTGACAAGACGCAGCGCGCGTCTGGCGTCGCCGACGACCAGCTGCGCCCCGCCCTCGGCCAACTGGCTGCCGCGACCGGCAACCTGTACGACGCCCAGAACCTCCTCAACCTGGCGCTCGACGTGTCCGCCGGTACGGGCCGCGACCTCACCAGCGTCACCTCGGCGCTCGCCAAGGCTGCCAACGGCCAAACCACGTCCCTGCGGCGCCTCGCCCCCAGCATTGACGGCGCGGTCCTCAAGACCGGCGACCTCACCAAGATCACGGGAGAACTCACCCGCCTGTTCGGCGGCCAGGCCGAAGCCCGCGCCAACACGTTCGCCGGCACCATCGACCGGCTCACCATCGCCGCCGACGAACTCATGGAAGCCTTCGGCAAGGGCTTCCTTGACGCCTTCCAAGAAGGACTCGGTGGCAGCACCGAAGACCTCATGGACACCCTCCAAGAGCTCGAGCCGCAAATGGAGCAGATCGGCGGCACCATCGGCAAACTTGCCGGCACCATCGGCAAAATGTCGGGCGCCATTGAATTATTCGGCAACCTGGTCAACATCGCCGTGGTCAACAACATTGGCCCCTGGCAGATGCTTGCCGATGCGATTGGCCTGGGCGCGGACGAGTCCGACCTCCTCTCCGACCGCGGCAAGGACATGGCCGACGTACTGTCAGGCACCGTGTCCTCGGGCATCCAGCAGGCCACCGACGACATGGGCAAACTCGCCCGCGAGGCCGAAGAAACCGAGCAATACTTCGAGAACCTCAACAACGAGCTCAAGATCTTCGGGGACCTCACCTCCAAGAATGACGCGGTCCGCGGCTACCAGGAAGCCCTCGACGACCTGCGCAAGTCCATCAAGGACAACGGCAAAGAGTTCGGCGACGCGAACCCGAAAATGCGGGACAACGCTAACGCCCTAGACGACATCTTTGACGCGGCACAGAAGGTCGCCGAAGGTCAGCAGACCGCGGCCGAAAAGATCCGCACCATGGAGCAGGCGTCACGCGACGCCAACGTCGTGCTCCAAAAGATGGGCGTGCCCCCCGACGTGCGCACCTCCCTCCTCGAGCCCTTTGACTCACTCATTGGCAAGTTCCGCGACAACAACACCCTCGCGGCAAACCTCAAAGAGCGCATGGAGGGTCTGCCCACGGGCACCCGCACGTTCACCTACGACATCGTCGTCAATAACGCAGACAGCATCCCCCCGCACATGCGGGCAGCGGGTGGCCCGATCTACGGCACCGGCCGCACCCGCGGCTCAGACACCGTGCCCGCCATGCTTACCCCAGGCGAGTTCGTGGTGCGCAAGGCAGCGGTCCAGCAATTCGGCGCCGGCTTCTTCTCCCAGCTCAACCGCGGCATCAACCCGCTGGCAGGGATGTCAACGCCGGGCGCTAGTGGCGGTGGCGGCTTCACGATCAACGGTGGCATCACGGTCAACGCGGTCGCCGGTGAGCGTGCCGATACATCCCTTCCCCGTGCGCTGCGGCGCATGGCCTTCCTGGCAGGCATGAATGGCTGAGACGTACAAGATCAACGCAACCGACGTCACGACCTTCCTCACCCATTTGCAGGTCATTGACGGCAGCATCGGCATCCCGCCGATGCGCCAGGACGACTACGTCGTGCCGGGCCGCACCGGCGCCATTGCGGCTACCCCGTGGTGGGGTCCGCGCGTGGTGACGTTGGGCGGCGTCGTGGCGGGCTCGACCCGCATCGCCTACCAGTCCAACCTCAAGGGTCTCGCCAAGTTGGTTCACAACGCCGGACAGACGTTCAAGCTCGAGCGCACCCTGGACGTGACCGGCACCCCGAGCACCCAGACGACTGAGGCCACGGCCCGGTACGCGGGCGGGCTCGAGGTCGCGGAGCAGCTGTCCAACCGGGTCGGGCGCGTCGCCTTTGACGTCCTCCTCATGGACGGCTACTTCTACGACGCGACCGCGACCACGGCCGGGACGATCACGACGAGCGGCACCGTGACGGTGGCGGGGGATGCCCCCACGCAGAGCGTGACCCTGACGTATTCCATTGGGGCGGGCTCGCAGCGTGTCAGTAATGCAGCCTTTCCTGGCCTGGGCCGGTTGACCCTGGTGCCCGGCCAGAATGTCCTGACCCTCACGGGTGGCGGCAACGTCGTCCTCTCCTACAAGGCTGCCTGGCTGTGAGCGGTCACCTGCGCCTGGACGTGTACGACGCCACGAACGCCACCTACCAGGGCACCCTCAGCGCAGCCCTGTCCTCAGAGTTTGTGGACGAATACAACCAGCCCGGGGCGGGCACGGTCACCGTGCCGCTGGACTCCGCCGACGCCGCGCTGCTGGTCAAGGACGCCGTCGTGCGCGTCATCTACCGTGACGACGTCCGCTTCGCCTGGTTTGTGGAAACCCGCGAGCGCACCATTGCCGACAACGGCAACCAATACACCCTGACCGCGTCAGGACGAGGGCTCCTTGGCTGGCTGGAGGATGCCCTTGTGATGCCCCAAGGCGGGCTCGCCGACTTCCTGTCCCCTGACCGGCCGTTCAACTACGCCAGCGGGCCGGGTGACTGGCGCACCTCGGGCAACTACCAGGCCGCCCTCGGCGTGCAGTGGAAGGACGACGCCACCTCCCGCGCCAAGTTGCCGGTGCGCTGGAAAGACTCCTCGGCCCAATGGATCTGGCGCACCAACCCCTCAACGGTGGTGCAGCGCGGCACCGTCAACTGGTTCTATCGTGACTTCACGCTTACCAGTTCCACCCGCGTCACGTTTTACGCCTCCTGCGACAACGCCATGGACGTGTACCTCGACGGCCAGCAGATCATGTCCTCCAGCGACTTCGACAAAGAGGCGGCGTC